TAGAATCAACGTACTCACAACCATTAAAAACACCTACAGCAGTAACATCATCTACAGCAGTGGACGGCAGAATGTCTCCCGTAGAAGACATCAAGACGAGATCCCCCTGGAAGAAATTGTTACTCTCCGACTTTGCGATCCAAAAACCAACCGTGTTCGATGAATTGTATCCACCAAGACGACTGTAGGGACGCAACCCCCCTTTACTAGCAGCCATTTGGCCATCTCCTTATTAAAACGATAGCCTTCTGGTAGAACCTCTACCGTCAGTTATCGCCAAACGTAATTCGCGTATTCCGCTCCGAATACTTCGGCATCCGCGAATCTTGCTCTCTGAAGTAACTGCGGTCCAAACCATCCATCTGGTCGTCCACTTCCTTCTTTGCCCTGGCTGCAAACTGATCACTCACCTCTTGCGGTCTTACACAAAGCAAAAGGCCACCGATCATAACATTGTCAGGGAACCGACTATTGATATCCGGAATCACTTTCAACTCCGGGTAGTCTGAGGAAAGAACGGGTTCCCATCCCTCTCGAAGTGCTTGCGAGATGTTGATGTCATCCGTTTCGCCTCTCATAGAGGCCCTGACGTACCTATGATCCAAACCCTCTCTCGGGTTAGGATTGGGCAAAAGAGGAGCAGGCTTCCACGGTTCTTCCCGCTTCTCAGTTTCACGATTATCCATATCTCTTGTTGCGCGATCTTCGTCAACCATTCTGATTATCCTTCAGGAGTTGCTTGGCGTATTGTTGCGGTGTAATACCCAGTCGTTTCGCGAGAGCAACTTGGGTAGAGGTTAGCTGTACTTTGCGAGGTGTCCCGCCAGCCCTTCTTGCTGGCGCAACAACCGTCGATGATCGCGAACTCACAGCAGGCTCCCCTTCGCCCCCTCCGCTCGCGAACTGATTCGGGAAAACTTCCCTCATCCTTGCATTGATATGCTTATAATATTCATCACTCTGAGGATCAACTCCATCCTTACGAACCAACTTCTCATGAACCCCGTATGCAAACGAAGTCATCTCCTCATCTTTTCCAAACCATGGATTCCTACCCAGCCATTCCGCCAACTTGGGGTCAGGAGTCCGCTGTGGTGCGCTCGGTTGAGGCGGCGGTGCGGGAGGCGGCATACTTGACGGATCAACCACAGGCCCGTAAGAAGCAGCCATCTCGCTTTCATATTGAGAACGAGTCAGAGCTTCCTGTGCCGCAAGAATTGCATCCGTATCGCCGGATTCGTGAGCACCTCTGTAACTGTCCCTTGCCCTGCTTAGCTGAGATTCTGTCCTTGATTGTATTTCGCTAAGAAGAACCTGCTCGCCCCTCTGCAACAAATTGCGAAGCTCACCGTTTTGATTGTTCGCTGACTGTGCAAAGCGGACAGCTTCGTCACGCATTTTCTCGGCAGATTCTTTAGCTCTGCGCTGTTCGTGATATTCATAGCGAAGCTGATTTATTCTTTTACCAGCCCTACCACCGAGATTGCTGATCTCTTCGTCCAGACTCGCATCATCACTACGATCAGGATCTCTGGGAGAAACCTGATCCTCCTCGGGACGATCATCCAGTACGGAGATTTCAATATCATCAGAATCTTCGACAGGAACATCTGCCAAAGGTTCCGCCAGGGCATTTCCCATAAGATCATCGAGAGGAGCACTCATACTCTAACTACCCCCCTCGGATCCTCTACAACAGCTTCAACTGAATCGTCGTTGATGATCCGGAACTCTTTGCCATGTATGCTGAGTCTTGTACCTGAATACGCACGCATCACAACCCAATCACCCTCTTTGCACCAGGGACCAGTTGGGAATTTTGACTCATCCATATATGCCTGGGGTCCAACCTTCATCACGAACCCTACAATAGTGGCAACTTGCTCAGCATCCCGTCTCTCATCAGGGACGTATATACCACCCGCCGTTGTTTCATCTACATCCGGGAGAGCTATGAGAATTCTGTACCCAGCAGGGTCCGGAAGTTTCTTAGCTTTCTTCGGAACATCGCCACTGTACTGAACAGCTTCGACCATTTTGAAAACCTTTCATGCAACAGCATTTCTAATGCGGGTGCTGTCGAATCCCGAAGGACTAACCTGCCTGCTCAAGATCCTCGAAAATGGATTCATCTCCACTCACAGCACTGGTTATTTCCTTGAACTCGCGCTCGCATAGAGCGATTCCTTCGAGTATCCCACAAATTTTCTGATATGCAGCGAAGTTATCCGCCGATCCGTTTGCGAGAAAAACCATGTGTTGCCTCTGAAGCTCATCCACTTTTGCAAGGAATGAATCGACTGTCGTATCCAATGCTAATCGTCCCCTTCTTCTTCGTTACTTTCATGATGTTCCTTGTACATGTCGATAATCTTCTCGATAATCTTGGAACCAATCTTGCCACCTTCAACCTTTTCGGAAGAAGTGACCTTTTCGGCCTCAATGATTCTGCGAGAAATATCATCGGCAATCCTCGCGGAAGTCCTAAGATCCTCCGCTGAAAGCTGCTGCTCTCTGAATTGAGCATCCATGATTGTGCTCATGATGCCAGCACCCACCTTGGCACCGGCTATTCTTTCGTCAGCCTCTGCCCTAACCTGCTCAGATTCAGCATCAGCCTCTATCTTCATCGTACTAGAGGCAACGTCAGCCATAATCTTTGCCCCAGCCATTCGCTCTGAAGATGCAGCTCGCTCACGATCCATTTCATTTCTCTGCTGATCGTAAATCGCCTTGACCATAGCCTTCTGCTGCTCAAGCTCTATGTTCTGCTGCGCCTTCTGCTGGTCCAGGGCTATCTTCTGCTGGGCATTCTCCACCTTGGCTCTAACTTCCTGCTCTCGTATCTCAAGTTCCTTCTGGCGCATCTGTATGATCGGGTCTTCCGCCTGCTCTTGATTCTCAGCCTGCTGCTGCTCTGACTGATGCTTCTGCAAGAGCTTCTGGGCGGCTTCGGAAACCAGTTTCGACAACTGAACTTCAGAATCGTCAGACAATTGCGAATTCTCGGGAGGCAGGGCAGCGCCGAGTTGTTCCTCTATCTGCTTCCGGTAAGCGAATGCAAGATGCTCCGTCACATGAGCAGAAAAACTTGCCGAAACGGATCCGGCGTTCGGAGACTGCGCGAGCATCTCCTGCATCTTTGGATCCTGAGAGGCTGCCATGTGTGCCTGGATATGAGCCTCATGATCTTGCCACAAGAAAGCTTTTACGGGCTCTCCTACGATTAGATTCATGTTCTCAAGGATTGGATCCTTCACCGTCATATCATCCTCAAGCGGAATGATATTTTCTGGGTCATTGATCCCCAATACCTCAAGCATCTGCCTGTGTAGCTGCGGAAGGTTGTAAAGTTCAGGCGCTGAACCCGCAAGCTGCAAAGCTGACTGGTACTGCATGATTCTTTGCGCCATTGTTGCAGAATTCGGGTCGGAAACAGGGAGAACGTCGATGCGGTCATCGAAGTCATCCGACTTCATTCCCTCTTCGCCCTCAAGATCGTATGGATACTCATGAGGGGCGTGATCTTTGACTATTCCTTCCAGGATTTCAAATTCTCGCCTCATTGAAGCGTGAACTCTCGCCTGAATGGCCGACATGACCTTCATTGAACGCTCCATGAGGGCCAAAGTGGTCCCAACTGGAGCCTCTTGGTTCATATCGTTCACATTCAGGTCTGTTAGTGATGCAAAACGCCTGCCTTCTTCGACAATGTTGCCGAGAAGCTGGAAAAGTACCGGAGAAGGCTCTTTGTACGGCAGAAAAGTAATGTTGTCACGAATGGCACCGCCCGGAACGTCCACATCTCGGAATTCTCCGGGAGAAATGGGACTGTCATCGCCTCGAATGCGTAAACCACGCGACTTTAAGCCGCCGGGAAGGTTTGAAAGCGTTCCGGCATCAACCAACTGCCTCAAAATTGAAGTTGCTGACTTGGCAATACCGCCCACCATGTGAATTAGGCCAAATCCATAGAACCCCAGGCCAGGAATGTACTCATAGTGGACAAAATGCTGCCTCGGTAGGCGCTTTTCATCATCCTCGAACCAATTTCTCCTCACGGAGAGCACTTCACTCGACCCTAATTCAAGAGTAACCACATAGGGAAGGGCTATCCCGGTCTCTTCTCCGTCAATTTCGTCCTCAAATCCCTCAAGATCGAGGTTAACGTGAACTTCAAGGAGCGTATAGCGATTATCAAACTCATAAGAAGGCTCTTCCCCTGTAAGTTCATCATACTTCTTCTGAATATCGTCAGGATCAGGCGAGGGATCAGGTATTTCAACATCCCTATAGAATCCACTGACCTGCATTTTACGCAGATCGTTGGAACTCATCTTCATAACCTGCGTCACACGCTCTGCGGTCTCTAGGGACGGAGCACCGTATGAAACAACCATGTCTTCGGAGGGGATAAACATGGAACATGGGCGACCTTTGTTTGGATCCCAATATACTTTCTTGAACGCAGAGCCCGCCAACGGGAGACTAAAGAGCATCTTCTCCGTCTCGGGCCTGTATTCTCTCATTACATCCGTGACCATGTAATTCATGAAGTTCTGTATTCTGTCCGCTTGCTTGACTCTCTCTGGAGTAACCTTGCCTACGATCTTAGTTCTGACTGGACCACCACCGGGGAATATCTCTCCGATAGCTTGACTCTGGAAACGAACAACAGCCTCTGAAAGGATGGGGTGGGTCACACCACAAGCACCATCCCACGGTGAGGTGCGTTCTTCTATCTTCAACCCAAGCTGGTTAAGACCTTTTATGTATGCCTCTTCCCAGTCTTTACGACTATTCCTATCCGAGTGATAGAACCCTAGAAGCTCATTGGACAACCTGCCTATATCATCGTCATCCATCAACTCCGCAAGGTTGTCACCAAACTCAGAATCATCGACAGCAGAGTCCTCTCCCGTAAAGTCTATAAGCATCCCACCGTCTTCAGTTTCCTGAATCGAAGGATCTCCCATAGGCTCAACGATCTCGATCTCTGCTTCTTCGAGATCAAATGGTTGCAACGGACCTTGTTCGAGGGTGCGTTCTATCGCCATTGTCTATCTTTCTTGTCTCCTCTTCGCCATATTGCGCCTATTACCGCCGCCTCTCCGACCCCCACTCGGAGGTGATCCCATCCTTCCCATACCCCCACCTACGCCCGGGTTGTATCTTTGGTAGCCCGAATGAGGGCGTTGAAAGGAAGAAATATCTCTCCCTAGCTGGTCCATCTTACCCATGTTCCCACCACTTACAGGACCATCATACGTTCCCTGCGATTCCGGTACAACTGGAGACCCACCCGGAATGCCGAGACCTGCCGCATACATCTCGTAACGCTTGTCTGAGTCCAGTTGCCTTTGCATCCGGTCCGCAGGCGCTTGCACCTGCCCGCCCTTCCCACCACTTACAGGGCCGCCATAGCCTCCCTGCTCTTCTACAGGACCACCCCGCGCCTGCCATCGTGCGAATGATTCCCTTGAAGGCGGTTCCGCTCGGAATAACGCCGATTCCCTTGTTGGAGGTGGTCGGTACACGTCCGGGAAATACCTCGGCCCATCCGGGCTCCCCGCTGCTTCGTAACTCCAACGATCCCACTTTGGAGATTGTTCCGACAAGCCCTGGGCCATCCTCTCTCTCTGCGCTGCGTAAGCATCCCCAAATGAGTTTCGGGGGCCGGGTTCGGGTTGTAACGCCGGTCGTAAGCCTCTAGCCTGCAGGTCTCTGGTAGAAGCCAGTTTCCTTTGCCGCCGAAGGTTAGCCTCCCGGTCGCTGCCAGGGGTAGGGGAACCAGACATCATCGCCTGCTGTGCCCAGGGAGGGGGTGCTGGGCCATAGTCCGGATTAAGGAGTTTTTCATGCTGTGC